AGTGATAGCGAGTATTTATTATTAATATGGAGCCATTAGGCATGATCCGTGTACGTAGACCAGCAGGATACCATTCTTTTACATATCTTCGCCCTGCTTCTGAGTAGGAATCTTCTTCAGACATCACATCATCAAGGATTGCTATGTGCGCTCCACGACCAGCAATTTGAGATCTCACTCCAGCAGCGTAATACATACCACCTTGGTTGGTTTTCCACTTACCTGCTGCTCTGACATCACTTCTTAGCTGCACACCTCTGAAGATCTTCTGAAATTCTTCTGTGCTAACTACGTCCCTGACTGATCTGCCGAAGTCTGAAGACAACTGATCACTGTGAGACACTGTGAGTATCTCATGTTCTGGGTGTCTACCTATGTACCATGCAGGAAATAGCTTAGAACACAACACTGATTTGGAGGAACGAGGTGGTAGGAAGACCATCAGTCTCTTGATCTTACCTTCTTCTAGATCTTTTAGCTTATTGGAGATAACCCTGATATGATTACCCATCTTAAAGTCAGACACAATAGAAGGAGCCATGAGTTTAACAAAGGTGAGGAAGTCGTCTTTGGATTGTTCTTCTACTTTTTGTGCTAGAAACCCTTTAAGACTGATAAAAGAGTCAAGAGCAGTTTCATTTATTTTTTCCATACTATATAGTATACACTATAATATATAATATCACAAGTACTAATTAGTATTTATTTAATTATAATAGAGATAATAAGAAGATATATCAT